GGCAAAGATGCACAAGCTACCTAACGACAAAATAAAAAAGTATTAGCCGTATAAGCAATACTTTCATCAAATAAATAAATCTCTGGTTTACAGCATCCCCTCGTCTGCGAAGCTATAATAGTCTCCACTTTCCGTGAGAATCAGATGATCCAAAAGCTGAATATCCATTAAAGTTCCAGCTTCTTTGATCTTTTGGGTCAGTCTCACGTCGGAATCACTCGGCTTTGTATTTCCCGAAGGATGATTATGTGCCAATATCAAACCTGAAGCGCAGCACTTCAATGCAGCAGCCAAGATAAGTCTCACATCAACAACAGTTCCAGAGATGCCTCCCTGGGACACCTTCATCCATCCCATTGATACGTTAGCCCTGTTGAAGAACACCACCACGCTTGTCTCGTTTACTTCCAAGGTATCTTCATCAAACATCTGCCTCAAATATCCAGCAGCGTCCATGCTTGATTTGACATACACCTTCTTGATGTCACCCGCCTTGTATTTGAGGGTGATTTCCGGAATTGTCTTCTTGTACTCAATCATACCGGCCTCGTTTTACAGTCCAAGCAAATCTTCAATGTAGTCAGGCTCCAGGCCCAACTCATCCAGCATCACGTCGTCTATTTCAAGCGCGTCGATCTCTCCGCTGAAGATCCTCTCACGGATATCTTCAACCTGTGCTTCGGCTTCCTTTCTGGAAATGCCGTCTCTCTTTACTAAAACGTCTGTAATTTCGCTCATCTCAATACGGTTTTAAGGTTATTCTTCGGTTATCTCATTGATCCACTCTTCGACTTCGTCTGCCATCTCCTGCAAACGGTCAGTCTGTTCCTGATACTCTTCGCCTTTCTCGGACTCCTGCCATTTTTCAGACCGGTTGTCGAAGGTGTCTGTTCTCTCCTGAACTTTCTCCTGAAGGTGGCCCAACAGGTCATTCATCTTTTTTACGGTTTCTTTCATCACGATACATTTAAGGTTTATACTCGGTTAAACAATACTTCAAATCCATTCTTGCGGTTGACCCACTTCGTCAGATCCATAAGGCGGAAGGCCAGGTCCGTTTCATAAGCCACTTCATCTCCGTCACCGATAAACAGACTCGTCTTTTCGAAATTCATGGTTCTGAACTTCAACTCTGAGGCGGCTGTTTCCTGTCCCTCAGACAACAATTTGTTATAGATCTCTACTGCTCTCATGGGTCAGGCTGTAATAACATAGAAGTCTTCAATCAGGCCAGCTGTGATGTCATTGTGGACAATCTGCCTTCCGACTTCACCCGGCTTCAAGGAAGCCTTGTAAAATATCCTGTGAAGAAAAGTGTGAGGTGCGTGAAGATATCTCCTGATGTCCTCACACATGGCGTTGTATATCTTCTCCGCCTGGGGCTCAAGGTTCTGCCTTGTCTCAGGGCTCATCTCCCTCTGACAACGAAGGTATTTGGTCTGTGGAATATCACTTCTCACGTTCGAGTACTCGTACATGTCGTTCATTCCATCAAAGTGGCCATACTCGTATTTGGCCAGGTGCGGTTCCACCTCTTTCACTGTTGGACCATCACACCAGTCAACATCTACCGAGTTCCCTCCGGAAAAGTTGGTTGATGTAACCGAGAACTTCACTCCCGGGAATAACTCTTTCAGGTCTCTCCTGACTGCTGCTGCGCATTGTGCTGCCTGTGTCTTCATTGCTTTAGCGGTTTATAGGTTAGTCAAATTCTTAGCCATCCTTCTTCATTCCTGTCTGGTGCGTAAATGACGTACGCCCTCTCTCCTGTCTGATCATGCAACCAGAAATGGCTTCCTCCGAAACCCATCTGGAACTCCCGACCAAGTGTTCCAGCCTCCTGGCTCCTGACCTTGTCCAGCTGATTCATCCTGATATAATTCATCAGGTGTACATCCCAACTGCTGCTCAGTTTGCCCTGATTGTACTCTGCGACTGCATAGTTCAGAGTGTCAACGATTTTTGCTAAAGGTGAACCGGGCCATATCTGCCTCTCGATCACCGGAATAAGTAAATTCTTGCCAATCATCTTCGTATGGTTTAAGCGTTATAGAAAATCTCGACTTCACTCTCGATCACTTCGTCCGTGATCTCATCCTCTGCGTAGCCACTCAAAATGTTTCTGGCTATTGCACCGCAGTCATCAGATCCGCACTGGATATATGGAAGGCCGAAGCTGTTATCTCCGTCAATCACATTCTGGACTCTGTCTCTCAGTTCTGTTGAAATTGCTGTCATTGTCATCGCTTCTTCTAATTAGTTGATTATCACATATTAAAGATACTATAATGTTGCTTATAAAGCAATAGTATGGACAATAAAATACCTGTTTTAACATTTTTTAACATATCGTTATTCCTGGCATTCATCGCCTTAATAGTTGTACGTCTCGACCCGGCAAACAAACTTCCCGTTCTCTTCCACCCACCTCAGTAACTTCTCCCATGCGTCCGTTGAATCCGAAGCGTACTTCGTGTTCGACTCGTCGTAAGATCCCTCCAGTACCTTGTGAAAATGCTCATAATCTCTCTTTGAAAGCCTGTAAACCGTCCCATCTATATTGATAAGGGGCCTGTTTTCGTTAAGTGCCATATCTCGTCTTATTTCTTGGTTATCAAATCCCACTGATCTTTGTCCCCAGGCCAGATTATCGCCGTGTTGCCCCACTCGTTCGTGTAAACATTGTACCCGTCCGTGTCGTCGTCCAGAACATAATCTCCAGACTTCGTGCGAACCAATCCAAGACCTTTCTCCGGTGCTTTCACCTTCGTTATCGTTGCTTCCATGCCCGGGAAGATCAGGGGCGAATACCACCCCTCACCAACCCTGTCAACTGTCACCTCTCTCTTTCCGAGATACCTGACTTTGTCTCCTACCTTGAATATTGCTCTTACCATATCTCAGAAATTGTAGTCGTAAAACTTCCTCGGTGCAGTTGCCAAAACGAACCTCCGTTTTCCAAGTCCGTACCAACTGCCGTCTTTGTGCAAGCGTATGAACTCTGTCGAGTGGTCCGGCAAACTCGTTATCTTCCACTCCTGGGCGTAATTGTCGAAGCGTCCGACAAACCCGCCTGGAACAAATGATTTCGCCAACCTTTCCTTTGCACTCTCTGTTTCTTCAGCGTGCATCGCTCTGACTTCAACCTTCTTACTAGTCACCTTCCTTACTATCTCATAAGGTTCCACGTCCGACCATCCTATGAAGTTCGCGTGGGTTGCTTCTGCCAATGTAATCTCACTCTGTGCCATGTCTTTATCTCCTTTAGTTTTACTTCAAATAGATACAAATCGCCTTGTTATTACCGTGACTGATGTTCACGTAACCGTCACACTTGGCAGTTATCTTACCCTCTCCTGATGCAACCATCCTTATGGCTCGGGAGACCTTCGCTTTCACGCTTCCGTTACAGGCTATCTCACGTGGGGTTACAGGATTCTCCACCCGGTAGGTGTAGGTGCCGTGACAACCGCAACGGCACCCTGAGTCTCTACCGGTATAAACCTTCTCTACCTGTTCTACTGATAATTTCAACTCTTCCATGATATCCTCGGTTTTTAGAAGTTCCAATAAGCTACTCTTACCTTGTTCGCATAATCCAACAGAGCATCAAACTCGTGGTCTAACAGCTGATCTTCGTAAGCCTCTACCACATCGACCGGGTCAAAAGTGGCCGCCAGGCTGTTTGAACCTTTTGTCAGGTTCTCCTTTTTGAGAAAATTGAGAACGTAAAACACTGTCCTCTCTTCGTCTGAAACAAACTGATCTTTCATTCTGGCACCGTTCATAAGCTGACAAATCTTTGCCATTTCCTTCTCGGTGAGTTTTTCATCTCTCTGGGCTGCATCAACAATGATGTTCTGAACTGCTACTGAAGCGTCAACCAATCTTTTTACTGCTGCTCTCATCTTTTAGTTGTTAATTGTTTGATTATCACTATATAAAGATAATAATGTATTGCTTATTAAGCAAATGTTTTCAGCTATAAATAACGATTTTAACATTATTTAACATTTTGGGATCTTGCTCGAAGGACAACAAAAAAGCAGCACCAAACGGCACTGCTCTTCCAAACTCTGAACCGGACTTCCGGTTAGTACTCCGTGTACTCTTTCTCGGTGATCACGACCGGGCTTTCAAGTGTCTCATACTCCTCCTTGCGAACACACTGGCCAATAATCAAATTTCGCAGCCAACTTAATTCACCTTTCCAGTAATCTTTTTTATCTCACTTGACAGCAAAAGATCTCCGGAGTATTGAAGGTTGTCCGTTATGAAATAAGGCTTGTACCGGGCCTGTTCAATCCGTACCTGGTTATCTGCGATCCAGTTGGCATAATTCTTCGGTATCTCTGTGACCTCGTTTTCAGATTTCACCGGTCCGAGCTTCTTTCCTTCCATTCTGGCCTTCTCCCGGGCGATGAACTCGTCCATGGATGACATGATCGTTACCACATGGCACCGGCACTGTGGATGCCAACCACGAAACAGGAAATTCTTCGGATACTTGCCTGCCAAAGTATCGCAAAGAACACAATCAAACACATGGTTTGACCTTCGTACCTCGATCCCTACAATGAAGTCCATCTGCTGCCACCGTTCAAAGTCAGATTCGCGGTAAGCCATATTGACTTCCGTTCTCGTGAGTCTCAACGCATTCTTGTAACTGCTCCTGTAGGCGCCTGGTCCTGGATGATACTTCTTGGCCGCTTTTGACAAGGCCAAACCTCCGCGCTTATCCCTCACCCTTCTGTAAAGCATATCAGGGTTCTGAAGATATTGTCTCAGATCCCTGCTCATTGCAGCTGCTGACCTCCCGTCCGACAGACCTACGTCCAGACCCATTTCAATCTCTCCCTTGAACTGGTTGGTGTACTTCCATACCCGGTCTGAGAGCTTCAGTCCGCCCTCTTTACGCCTTTGAAAAGCTGCAAGGGATTCGAGATTGCGGTTGCTTAGTCTCCGGATAAGCCACTCCTGTGATTCTCCTGATAGCTGACTGCCGGCCGTACCCTTTACTACTCTTCTTACCAACTCATCATTTTTCTCAGCAGCAGCAAGCCATTCTTTCTTTGTAGCCCGATTGATTGTCGTAAACAGGTTAGTCTCAACCGACTTGAACAACTTGTCAACTCTCGCTTTTGTCTGAGGATACTTGCTGAACTCGAAGGCCGAAGTGGGATCATAGCTCTGTCCCAGGGATGCCGCAATCCTTACAGCTTCTCTCTGTGCCGCAAGGTACATCTGCTCGACCTTCTTGACATAGACTGATTCAAGCCGGTTGAAATGCTCCTGATCGTATTTGACTCCTAATGACCTCATTGTGATGCGTAACTACAATTCTATCTCTGGCAATTCCACTGTCTGCCCGGCCAGTTTATGTGTACAATCGCTCAGGAATTGGATCATTCCGTCCCTGATGAACGAATGGCACATCGCACCAGGAACAAAGTTCTGTAACAGCGAAGGTGAAACGGTTGGCCGGTTCAGGTCTCCATTGAATTCATGATGACCTCCTTCTGTTCTTAAACCAAACGCGTGCTCATAGCCACATCCCGGGCACATGTACAGATACTGTGTATGGTGATACTTCACACCATTGTAAACATTATCATTAACCCTGATCTTTGCCATACTACAACCACTCTATTTTGTTATCAGTAATGTAATAATGAGCATGGTAAGGGTGCTCCCCGCTCCAATTACCTATCGACGGACGAAGGGTCACAAGACCCTCCTTATCTATTATGTCCCAGCCATTCTCCCAGTGAGGTTTCAAATCACATACTACTTTGCCACCACACCCGCAAGGGCACAAATGGACTGCGATACCATACCGGTAGGATATATAAAGCAATCCCATTTTGAGCGTATCTGGGATCTGCTCAACTTCAACCGGGACTATTTCTATCAGCCTTTCCATGCTATTTATTCTTCTCCCTCTGTGCCTTTCTCTCCCTCTTTTCCCGGCTCTGTGGTAGGCTCAAACGCACTGAATGACATAGCACGTTCTTCTTCATCCTGAAGCTGTTTGAACTCTTCTTCAGCATCGTCAACCATCCCGAGCAACTTGATTCCGGTTTTCTGAGACATAACCGGCTTCTGTGTTGCCTTGGTGATCTTCTCAATCTCCGCACCTTCATCGTTCTGGATGAACGGAGTGATTATGTGCTCAACCTCCAAATCATCGATTGTCTTAGCCCACGTCGTATTGATCTTCCCGAGAAATTCCTTGATGACGTTGCACTCCCTGTCCAGAAACTCAATGAGATCTCCCGATTCGTCCTCCACCTTCAGGTGTGCGTCTGCCAACAGGGTCTTCCTTGCACCTTCGGTAATTGCGCTGATGTCCTTCACATTGTCGAAGGAAAGGTTCGGAAGCTGAAGCTCTTCCTCAATGTTCTGCTTGATCGCTTCGGTGTAAAACTTCATCGCGTCCACCTGCTGATCCCAGGTGACATAGGCTATATCCCCGTCTCCTTCCAACTGATAAACCTCCCTTGAAACTTCGCTCTGCGGAGTGCTTCCCTGGACCAGTTTACCCTTCAGCTTCAGGATAGGTGCAGAGTTTTTCCTAAGAATGTCGCTCTGCCTTGAAAGGGTAAGCTCGATTTCGTTCACGTTCTGAGTTGTGTCCTCCCAAACTGCCATCGGCCTTGACAGGTATACGCCCGGGATCTTGTCTATCGGAAGTTTTGAATCCTTCTCATCTGTGCCTGTTACGTCAATCCATGCTTCTGCTCCGGACTTCCTGTAGACCTTCTGCACTTCCTTCGTGTAAACATGGAAGTACATCACTTCAGTGGCCTCCTCCTTGACTGAGTACTCAACGGCCAGAGCAATCATGTCCCTGTACTTGTCAAATACAGGATAAACCGAAGCGTTGGCCAGTCTGGAGAACTTGGTATCCATAGGGGAATAGGTTACACACCTCAGCTTCCAGTTGCTCTCAAACCCATACTTGCTATGCTTCTCCGGGACCGGATACCAAATCGTTGCAATCTCACAAGCTGCGAAGTAAGCGTGCATCCTTTTCCTGTTTACGCTGTCAATCCTCGCCTTCTGATACACAGCTTCTATTGCATCGGCAATCTTCTGCTTCTCAGGGTCATTCCCTGTTTTGTATATCCTCTTCACCGGTATCGCAAATGCCATCTGAGTCATCCGCTTGGTTGCAAGTCTCTGCATTCCGTACAGAACTCTGGCAACCTTGATTACAGTCTGGTCGCTTTTGACAAGATCTTTCCTTTCCTGGCTATCATTGATCTTGTGTTTTCGTGGGTCGTACTCCTTTACTAATTCCGTCCAGCTGGGGACGCTCACTGTTTTCGCAGTTTTGATATCTGCAACAATGTCATTGGCCGTTTTTGTAAAATCGATTGTTTCCATTATCTGAAATCATTAAGTATTTGTTTCTCATCTGTTATGAATCCTGAGTCATGCGGATAGAATGTGTTTGCCAGAGTGTCGAAATAATCCGTTGACCGCCCAAGCCTCTTTACAATGTCATCCTTCGGCTCAATGATAATCCTTCCGTTGCTCTGGAACTTCCACTTTATTTCGGTGGCCTCTTCCAGAAGCTTGTCGTTCGGCGGTAGCATTGCACCTGTTTTGTTTGCCGGGTTCAACCAATCTCGGACGGCCCAATGAAGATATGCCCTCATGTTTGCAAACTCGTACTCACCAGTAACATCGGTCAGCTTGTCCGCACTCTCTGAAAACTTGCACGAAAATGCGTTATTGAACCCTTGCTCAATCAGTCTGGAATACACCCCTGCACCCTCTCCAATGGTGTCGATAAACGCCTTGGTGTCTCTCTTGGCAAGTTCCTTGGCAACCATCCCTGCAACGTGCATATGATCTGCCTTTCCTCCTGCCTGGTATCCTTCGAACTTCAGCACAAACTTCCCGTACCTGTGACATAGAACACTCTCGTCCCTTCCCATACCGGCCACATCAACACCGAGCCTGTTTTTCTTCTCGTCACCATACACCAGGTTGGGCCCATGTTCAAGCCACCTCTGGTTAGCAATCTCGATCCACTCGTATGGAATCAGAACGTCCTCTCCTACTTTTGGGAACATCCCAAGCACCTTGACACGGAACAGATCATTTGGCCGGTACAACTTGCCTTCAAACTCGAAATCTCCCTCTCCCTCATTGAACTCCAAGTGCGTAATAGGGAACGCCCACGTCTCCACTTTGTCCTTCACCCACTCATAGTCAACCTGACCCGGAATAACCCGTTCCTTACTTGTCACGTTCTCCGCGTTCAGGGAGTTGAGCCGGAATTTCGAGAAACGGGGTGACTTCATTGCCCTGGCAGCGTAACCAGTCGTAATGTTCGGGTTGAACACAATCAGCATTCTGGAATTTCCCTGAAGGTTTCCCTCGATAGCATCAAAGGTCTTTTCAGCCAAACCTGTGGCCTCCGTGACCACGAACATCGTATTGACGGCATGGAAGCCTGACCATGCTTCAGTCGCATTGTCATCGGCCTTAAACCCGGTCAGGAACCATTCCTCGTAACCGGTCCTAACATCGTCTGCCACCAGTCTCCCGGGAAGTATCTTCGCATTTCTTAGTAGTCGCCGGATCTCAGGGGTCATGATGTTCGACACCTGGCGGCTCGTTGGTGCGGTCATTGCCACCTTCGTATTGCTGACAAGTTCTCCCTTTGCGTTGAATTTCGGAGTAAGGTATAAGAAGCAGAGAGCAGAGCAAGCGGCAACGAAATCCTTGCCTCTTGCGGTACCGCTTGCTACTGCTGTCATCGGATTGAATTGCACCGACGTCAGAATATCCTGTTGCTCTCTGTCAAGCCTTGCCTTAAATACTTCTCTGGCAAACTTATTCCAATCTTGCTGCCAGGACCTGTATAGCGATATGTGCTGATCACTCACCTTCATTGTTCTCCGCGGCACCGGCTGCCTTCATAATTTCCGTGAACGGATCCCCTGTAATATTCACGTCATGTTTGTCTCTCCATTCCTCCGGAACCCGGTTCTTCAGCCAAATGAATGCTGCAGCTGTGTCTGGAGCAATGTGCTTCTTGGTCTTCTCGACGTATGTCGTCGTTCCCTCTCCGTTCTTGTTTACCAAAACTTTTGTGGTCGTCTCCTCGAACTCGTACCCTGTTGCCCTTTTAAACAGGGCTGATACAACTTTAAGATCTGCTTCCGTTTTGCCCTCTTTGATGAGCGCCTTGAACTCGGGAAAGTTCTTGATGAGTTTGCTGAGGGTTGTCTTTCCACAACCGAGTCTTTTGGCCAATCCATCGTTGTCTGCACCATTACGGCAGTCCGCCGTAATGATCTCCTCTTTCCCCCTGACGTACTTCTCATAAATATCCTCCTTCGGACGGCCCTTCTTCTTTACACCCTCCTCCTTCATGACTTCTTAATTCTGAACTGACATGATAGCTTCCTTGCAGATCTCGATCATCTTACCGAAGGCAATGGTATTGCTCTTGATTCCGTACACCTTCTTCACTTCAGTCATCGTTTTGATGAACGCATCAAACGATCCAATTACAATAGCACACTCCTTATCAATGTTTTGCCTCTCCAATTCTGCCAGAACTTGTCTGACTTCCATCTTCCGGCTTTCGACAAACAGAAACTTGATCTCTGTAAGTTCAATGTCACCGTCATTGATCGCAGAAACACTCAGTTTCTCAATGTCCAGAAAGTTCATTCCGTTCAGTCCGGTGAACTCCTTCGCCTCAATGGACTGGATCTCCTTGTAAATGTCCTTCAGCATCTGAACATCATCCTTCCCCACCAGGGCGTTATGTGACAGCTGATAGGCAATTTGAGTGTCCCTGCTTACTTCATCTATGTATAGGATAAGGATGAACTCCAATTTTGCCTTTATAGCGGCTTTGAGCCGGTGATTACCCGAGAGAATCAGGTACTTTCCGTCCTCCTTCCGTTTCATGCCAAACGGCAACTGTGAAAGGAACCCGTCCTTGGAAACATTGTCCACAAGCCTGTCCAGCTTCTCCTTCTCCATGTAATGAGCGTTCTTTTCAAGCGGTACACAATCCCCTTCCGGACTGACATAAGCCAGTTGGTAAGGCGAGATCAGGGCATTGATATCGTCCAGCTTCTCCCTGATTACGGTCACTTTGTCTTTCTTTCCAGCCATTGCTTATAATTCTCTTTTAGTGTCAAGTCATTGAATTTGCACGAATACATCAGCTTCCCCTTATCCCTTCTCTCCAGATCAAACACTCCGCGGTATTTCATTGATACCGGTTTGTCGGTATAGACCGTTGTCTTCAGTCCTTCGTAATAGGTTGCCGTTTTCCTGGCAAGTAGATGCCGGACCTCATTCGACTTCAGAAGCATAATCAGCAGCTTGCTCAGTTTCTCCGTGTCTGAGTTTACCACAAAGTCACTCTGAATGAACATCTGTTCCAGAGTTGACAACCGGGCGCTAAACGATGCAAAGCCAAACGCCTTACCATCGGCGTAAAATGCCATTCCATAGTCTCCCCCGGTCGTATAGTTAACCTTGTTTGCCATGTAGAACGCCTTGAAATAGTTGATCTCGTCAACGCTGCACAGCTTCATTGTGATCTCTGATTTCTTGCTGAACTCATACTCCTTTGGCATGATCAGAATGTTCGAATGGACCTGTTTTGGGTCCTTCCCGAAATAGTAGTTCTCCCGGCGCTTCAGGGACGAATAGATGTACACATCATGCTTCCCCTGTCCCAGATTGACCACCCCTGCCAGGTAATCTATCAACTCAGGCCACTTCCTGTCGCTGTAGAACACATTCTCGTCCTCCTCAAGTAGCCCCTTGAAGATCGTTCCGGCGTTCTTGGGATCAAACATCTGGTACCTGGCCCGTTCATACTCAAAGCTCTCTTCAACGAACTCAAATATCTTCTCGTACCCGGCCTTGTATGTCGGGGGGAAGGAAATTCCCACGCCCGTGCCTTTTTTATTTTTCAGGAATTCAATAAAATCACAAAACGAAAAGCTACTTATCTGGAAGTCAAGGGCTCCCTTCTCCAGCTTGGCAACAGTCGTTTCGTAGTACTTACCTGATTCTCTGAGGTATGCGTCATAGAACACTCTCTGAAAGTCATTCTTCTGTGGAGCGTATTTCGACACCTTGATTGCGAACATTACCTGAATGAGCTTCTTGTATTTCGTTTCAGGCCAAGACGCGAACACCGGTACCAGGTCCTGATTTTTGACCTTAACCGGTGTGTCCGTTCCAAGCAGAATGTCTGAAATGAGTTTCGAGTAAAGTGATACATCGTTCGAGTGAACACGGTATCCCATCTTTGACATGATCTTGTCAACAGAATAGTTTCCGGAGCAACCGATGAAAACGTCCTCGTTTGTATGCCGGTCATCAGATCCTGCAGAAGCAGTCTGACCTCATTTGGCGTTGTCCCTGTAAACATATCTCGACTTTAAAGTCACTGCACATAGAAATAGGCAGGAACCGTGTTTCGGAACCTGCCTATCTCCTCGTGATAACTACAAAACCTACGAACC